ATGATGACGCCGACACCAGGCACATCCACGCGCCGCGGCTTCGGTGAGATTGAAGAGAGATCGAACGGCATTAAGCCTCCTCAACGCTGATTGACCACATGCCAGGGCCGGAGCCGTCATCCGTGCGGGTTGCGCTGGTGATGTGCCCAGTTAGTAGGTACGCCACTGAACCCTTGTCCGTGTAACTAAATGCCACACTCCTGTTTTGAGCGTCTGCTATCGAAGTTGGGTTCATATGCGCTCGGATCGCTACGTCTAAAGCGCTGTCCGCCATGCAGTCAAATGTGACGCTGCGTTGGATGCGTCCGGGCATTCGCTTTTCTGCGAAGTCGGCAAGGCTTGTCGAGTCGAGCGACGAGCGCGAGTGGCTAAACGTCACATTCTTTGCAAAGTATGTAGCCGCCGTCGATGATTGAAAGTTAAGCGTGAGCGCCCCGCCGTAGCCTGGTGTGATTGCCATTAGGTTGTCTCCTGTACAAGTAGTTCAAGTTGAATATTGCCGATGCGCTCCGCATCGGTCTTGCCGTCATCTATTGATTCGGTGCTCATGGTCACGCTGAACGCGGAAACCACCATCACACAGTCGTAAGTGGTATTCGTCACTGGCGATTGAAAAATACTTCGCACATCGTCAACCAGTTCTAGGCATCGATCGACCGTATCGTCTATGACTTCGATTTGAACCGTTAATGTCCAGTGGCACAATGTAGGTATGCCGGAGGTGACCACATCGACGGCGGCACTAGTAATCTCGTAGACGAAACAAGGTGTCGCCACGCCTGCCTGACGCACTCCACAGTAAGTAGGTGCATAGGATTCCAATGCAGACTGAATAGCGCGTTGGATATTACTTAGGGACACTGGTATTCACCATTCCGAGGATCTTGCGAGCCTCAATGAGAATCTCTGTGCTGATCGCTCGCATAATCCTGGCTACGTTTGCCTTTCCCCACAGTTCGCCTACGTGGTTTCCGGAAACCATCAAACCAGAATTCTTGTGCATGAACCCGTTTTCTTTCCACGGGTAGACGAATTGCTTTCCACCAGCGCGAGCGCCGCCTTTTTTGCCAAGTTGCACCCCGAGCTCGGCGCGAATAGGCGAGCCTGGGCCGCCCATTCGCTTGGGTGAATTGACTTTAGTAGCAGATGCAATGCCCTTGCGATGGATTTTTTTGCCGCCGCGAATGTATGGGGCGTTCAAAAGAACGGATTTCAAGTTCGGGACAAACGGCTTGAAGCCTTTGCGGATTGCTTTTTTGCGCACTGCCTCGTTGAGCATGGGCGAAAGACGCGCAAGTGTCTGCGTGACTTCCTTGGTGTCGATGGTGATCTTCACGGGGTTCATGGCAACACCTCCACCGCATTGATCTCAAGGCGCCGGCGCTTCTGATCCCTGTCCCAGCAGCCCTTGATGAAGAACGTGCGCGTCACGCCGTTGTCTACTAGCAGAAGCCTGGAGCGGGTTGTTACCGACGGGTGGAAAGCAGCAAGGATGCGCCAATCCGTGCGCACGCTTGAACCGCCGTCATCCATTGTCTCTTCCGTGTTGGCGTTCTCAATGTGCACCGGGATGTTGGCAAACGAGAGCCAAGACTCAGAAGCCTGGCCGAACGCGTCGAGCGTGGCTACTGGATTCTGCGCCGTCATGACGAGGCGCATCATTCCGGATGGAACGTGGCCGGCCATTACCCAATCCCCTTGCCCATCATGCCGGTGATCCGATCCCAGTAGGTCGAGTCCAGGGCAACCGTGTCATCGCCGCGGCTTGCCACATGGTGTGCCACGCGCTGGAGTAGCGCCATCTCGAGCAACGGGTTGAGCGCTGCGTTGCCGGCTGTTACGGTCAGCGTTACTGGGTAGGTCAGTGCATCGATGTCCATATCGACATAGACCAGACCGTTGATCATGATCTTTGCGCACGTGCCGGTAAGGGGCACTGTCGCGCTGTCGCTGTAGACGGCCGTAGTGCCCGCCAGGTCGCCTTGGCGCTCCAAACGGAGGTACAGACCGCCGTAGATCGTCAAGGGCGCTGCGGGCACCCACTGCGTCCTGGTGACCGACTCCACGCACCACCCGGTTCGCTCTTCTAGTTCGCGTACGGCTGCTGCCCATGCAATGCCAATAGCCGGGTCATCCTCCGTGTGAGGAATGCGGGCCCAACTGCGGAACTTTGCAAGGTCTAGAGCCATTGTTCCTCGCTGCAGGTGGGTAGGGCCGAAGCCCCACCCACCTGAAGGATGAGAGGTTCAGAATCAGGCGTTCGTAACTTGCAACTGCACTAGCGCATTGACGCGGGTGAAGTCGGAGTTGGCGAACATCATGCCCTGGTAACGGATGCGCCCAGTACCACTAAGGCTGTACTCGTCGCGGGTGACCGACATCGTTCCCCACTCGCGCATGGCGAATGCTTCACTGATGTTGCCCAAGCACGCAAGCACGTTCTTGCCAGTGGAGCCTGTAGCAACGTGCGCTGGCAGGTACTCAGTTACGTAAACTGGCAAACCCATGAGCGTAAACGGAGCTGCATTGACCAAGGCAGCATCAGCAGACGGAACAAAGATTGGAACGCCGTTGATTAAGATTCCTGCGATTGCTGCGTACACATCTTGCGGCATGATCCATGCAGCGGATCCCCAATACGCGGCAGGCAACTTCGTGTAGCGCATTTCGGACAACTTGGCAACAGTTACACCAGCGGTGATTGCTGCTGCGCGGGTTGTCGAGGCGCTTGTTGCGGTTGTGATGTTGATGCCTGTTGTGGAGTTAACGGTAAAGATGCCCTTCGGCGAGTTGGTGCCAGTACCACCGATGTAGCCCCACTCAAGGTTCTTCGACAACTGAACCTGCAAGTGCGAGAGCACTTCCTGTTCCACGGGGAATCCAGGGTCAGACTGTGCAATGAGTTGATGCGACACTTCGGTCTTTGGCAAGCAAAGAACCGGAGCAAGCGCCACTTCGGTGAACAGAGGATCTGAATTCGCTGCTACAACACTTCCGGTATCGGGCAACGTCCATGCAGATGTGTAATCAGCGGTTTTCAGCGTGCTGTAGCGCAGCGCCTGGTAGCCCTGAACTCCTGTGCGCAGGTCACCCAAATTGCGCATGATCGACTGCGCAGATAGGTACTTGAGCACTGAATCTTGGTACAGCTTCGGGATGAGAATCGAGCTCGAAGCGGTCGTGATGAGTTCACGCTGTTCCGGGATTGCACCAGTGCGCATGTAGTTCGCGAACTGCATCTCGTACTTCTTGGAATCGCGATACTCGAGCGAGCGCTCTTCGGTCTTCTTGACCATGTTCTCAACAGCGCTCGATGACGCGAAACGCTCGCGCAGTTGCGCGGAACGGATCTCGGCTTCGACCTTGGTAAGTTCGTTGGCGACTTCGTGGCCACGGGCCTCGACTTCGACGGACATGGTGTCCTGGGCGAGAATGGAATCGCGCTCAGCGGTGAGCGCCTTACGGCTTTCAAAGAGTTCGGACAGTTTCATAGCGGCATCCTTAAACGCAGACGAAGACGGGCAATGCCCGACGAAAGGGTTCTTGCTTCAGCGCTCGTCTGCGGATAAGCGCCGTTTTCAACGATGGAAACTTCACGCAGCGCAACCTGCGAGAGTGTGCGAGTGTTGCCGCTCCACGAGTCGGCGATGACTTGGAAACCGAAAGACATCTCAGACAAGACGCCAGCGTCCACCAACTGGCGGACGTCCTTGGCGCGTTGGGTGTCTGGGAGCGTCACCTCAAAGGCGAGGCCGTGTTGATCGCTGCGCAGTTGCAGCAGTCCGCTCTTCGTGTTTGCAAGCAAGTCGCGCGTGTCGTGACCGACAAGGAGCGAGATGTTGCTACTGAGTGACGAATCAAACGCACCGCGCTGAACGCGCTCGGTGAACGGCTTGCCGCCATTGATGCCGCGAATGGTCAGCGGGTGACTCGGTGCGTCATAGACCGATGCGTAGCCGCCGATCTTGTCGCCTGTCATGGCTAGTTTCGTAGTGCGGATTTCAAGCATTGGTGTCCTCGTTGCTGCCGTCGGGGGCTTCTTCGTTTGCTTGCGCACCAGGCATGGAGACAGACGGCATGTCAAGCCCCTCGATCTCGGGCAAGCCCATTCGTCGGCGTCCATCGTTCGGCGAAAGAATCCCGGCCAGCACGAGTTTGGACAGAGCCATGCCAGCATCCCTCATGTTTCCTCGTAGCAGGATGTCGGTATCAAGCCGAGCGTGCTGACCGGGATTGCAGAGTTTGCGCGTGATCTCCGACTCCCACGCGCTAACCCATTGGGCGAGTGCGCCATCGACGTAGGCGCGTGCTGTTTCAGATTGGGAAGAGAGAGCGCCGCCGCCCTGCTGGTAAAGCATTTCAGGAGGCACACCAAACGCCCGAGCAATCTCTTGCACGCTGAACTTGCGGCTTTCGATGTTGCTCGTCGTTGTCTCTTGACTGATCTTCTCCGCCTTCATGCCCTCGCGCAGAATCAGCGGGCGCGAGGCGCCGTCTGCCGTTGCGTGCATGGTTTGCCATGCGTCGCGGATGGCTTGAACCGTCTGATCGGACATGGCACCAGGGTGAGAGATGGCAACCTTGCCACTCGAACCCGTCTTAATCAGCGAACGATGCGCGGCTTCTTGGTCTGCGGCAAGATCCATGGCAGCGCGAGCGGCGTCCATTGGGCCCACAAACCACCCTGGTTGATTCACATTTGGGTAGCAACCGAGGTGCAAAACCTGATCACTAGACAGCGTTGCACCACCAATGCGGTACACCAAACCGTCTTCCGTGATCTCTGCTTGCGCGGCGCCGATCGGCATCGGCTGTAGTTCTGCCACTTCGCCGGTGCTGTCGCGGCGAATCAAGGCAAGACCGTTGCCGCCTTCGAGCGCACACGCCGTGATGTAGCGCCGGAACTCGTAGCCGGATTGCCAGCGTGAAGCCTCGCGCGTCATCAGTTGCGTGATTGGCGAATCGACGGCGTTGCCGCTCGCGTCAATGATCGAGAACGGGAGCCGCGCTAGGTCTGCGCTGATGAGTTGCGTAGCACGCACCACCGCTGGCAGCGAATTGATCGCAGGGGTAGCAAGTGGCTCCGGTCGTGCGTAGACGACGGTCGCTGAACGGAAGCCCATGAAGCGTGCGAATAGACTCACACCCGCATGGAACGAATGTGCCTCAGGATGTCAACCCGGATTTCTGTAGTTCCACTCTTAACCACCAAACACAAACGCCGCGGCGATTTCTCGCTACGGCGTTTGTGTTCAAACCCTCGGGGCGTCCCGAGGCGGCGTTAGCCGTCTTACTGGATCGCAGTGCGGCAACCCAGGCGAGGCGCAGGGCGGGGCCTCACACCACATTGCTGTGATGCCAAGAGTGTACTACCCAATCGGACAAGCGCTAGTGCTTAGTCCGGTCGACTCGCGAACCTGGTGATGCTCCATGAGCAGCGCTGCCATGTTGCCGGACACGATGACGTCCATGTTGCCTTTGCCGCCGCGTCCCTTTACCGGTCGGATGTTGCCCACATTGTCTGAAATCAAGGTGATTTGGTTGAGTCCGGACACCAAAACTGGGTCTGCCGTGTAGGTCAACTGCCTACTTTTCAAGAGGTCTGCCCAGCACTTCCAGGCAGGAGCCATTGTCCGAATGCTCTGATCGACGGTCACGATGGGCCATCCGCGGTCAATCCAGCGCTTAATGTCACGCGCTTGCGCCGGATGCGGGTCGACTCCGATCTTCCGAACGTCGTACGTGGCGATCATGTTCTCCAACTCGGCCTCGACCACGCTCATGTCTTGCCATTCACCAGGCATACGCCGCAAGTGCCCTGCCTGAATCCATTGCTGCAATGGGTTCTTGCATTTCTTCTCGTCGAGTGCAATGTCAACGCCCGCCCACCAGCACACGTTGCGGCCGCGGATCATCTTGCCATCAACCACCATCAAAGTCATGGCGGTGAGGTCAAGCTGCGGACCGTAGCCACCGCGGCTCAGGTCAATCGCAATCACCGCCGGCTGTCCGCGCAAGCGCGTCCAATCAACCTCCTCAAACTGGCGCTCAAGGATCGCAGTATCGACATCAGACGTCGCAATCGTGTGATATCTGCACGCCAACTGCGTCTCGAACTCTGCAATCTGCACCGGATCGCCCGTGTTTAGCATCGTTTGAGCAGCCAATTGCAACTGCGTTGGGTCAACAATCGTGCCTAAACCCGGGTGCGCCTTCGCCCAAACAGCAGGATCCGAGGCAGAATCCTCTGTATCTAAGCCGTAAATCATGGGCCACCACCCTGCTGGATAGGGGGTTCCGTCAGCAATTGCAGCCTCACACGCTTGCCAGTAGCCCCAAATCGGCGTGGTTTTCTGCTCCGGGTCAGGTGTAGTGATCGCCAACAGTTGCGAAGTAGCGAATTTCGCTAGACCAGTGAGCAAACGCCCGACGGCTTTCGGCATGCGTGAAATCTCATCCGCCACTACCAGGCGCGTGGTCAAACCGTCAAGCGCCTTGTCAGTGCATGGAAGTGAGATGTAACGATTGCCACCGTGGCGCACTCTGCCAGGGTGAGCAGGCGTCGAGCCGCCCGATGATCGCCATCCCTGCTCGTCTTTGTCGCTGTCATCAAGCGCCAGGGTGCGGCACATCGTTGCCATGCGCTCGAAAGTCTTTTGAGCCAAGCGCCCATCCGGCGCCACGCTTGAGAACTCAAGGCTAGTGCTTGTGTCGCGCATCGCCGCCATGATCATTGACGCCGCGAACTCGGTCTTGCCGTTGCCACGTGCCACCACCAGCAGCAGCGCCTTGGTTGCCGGCGTGTCGGTCTTCACCTTTGACACCACCCGCCGCCTGGCGAGCAAGACCATTGCAACCATGCATTGCCAAGGCATCCATTCGAGCGGCGTACCGGCGCCTTCCTCAACGCCCTGGCCGCACTTGCGAGCGAACGCGCGAGCCTCTTCGGCGCGGGGTTCGTCCCACCACACATCGTGCGACGCCGGCGCTTTCCGCTCGGCTAAGTAGCGCTTGCACGAATCAACAATCCGCAAGTTAGCGACGGCGGTTCCGCTGGCGATCGACTCGGCGTACGCGTCGGCTAGGTCGGCGCATAAAGGCGGTCGCTTGCTGTGTTTACGGCGTGAGTCTGTTCCGCCTGATCCCCCACGCGGTGCCTTACGGGTATGGGGGGGCTCGGCCCCTTGGGGGGGGCTCATTTTTTATTATTTTTATCAACCAAGGTAGTTGGACAAATAATTTTTTCGTTATTGGTCTTGTGCGAGTGACATGCCACGCATAACGACTGCAAGTTCTTCCACTCGTTCGTACCACCACGATGCAATGGCACGATGTGATCTGTCTCAAGATCAGCAACACCACCACAGTGAGCACAGCACATATGCACAGCCTTATGCTCACGTGCTATGCGTGTCCATGTCCCACCACGTGAACGCGATGTATGCGCATAGTTGAATGTCTTACCTAGATCGGCTTTGTATTTCCATCTAGCCATGTGCGTACCTCTTCCATGAGTCGCGTATCGTTCTCCTCACGCCAACACAACAGCCATTCCTCGTCATCCTGACGCGCTAGTACCACTGGCAACATGTCACTATCTGCATCAGTACGTGCTTGCAACATGGCATCCTCAAGACCAGCGTTACGCGGTGCAACATTCGGTAGACATACGGAATCATCCATCACTGTGCGCAGATGACTAAGCCTGCACATGAGCATTGATCCGCTGATGATCAAGGTGTCTTTGGCTAGGCGTGAATACACATACGTGTAGCCGGTGCGCCTGCGCTTGACCTCAACATGAATCTTCCAATCGACACATGGTTCGATGTCTGCCTTGCCCTTGCCATAGCGCTGGGCCGTTCGCTCCCATGCGAATGGGAAGACCTTGCCTAACGCACGGCATGCATCGAGCTCCCCGTTCTTTCCCTTCATGCGTGAGTTGATCATGTGCCATCGTCCTCTGCGCGTTCGACTTCCTGATCAGTGACACAACGCACATCGGCGGGCCCTAGATCGACGATTGTGTCTCGCTTGTGGGGTGTGTCCTCACTGGTGCCATTCATGCCAGTGGACTTGATAGCGCGTGGCGTGGTGTAAATCGACTCCATGCGAGCAATGCGTAGGCGTAGGGCTTGGATCACAAGCACTTGCTGGAGGATCTGATCTTCGAGGCGTTCTGTCATGCGACCCCCTGTAGGCGATGTAGGACAACCTTGGCAACGTCACGTGCGCCGCCTAGGTTCTCTGTGTGGTGCTTCAGCGTTGCGTATGCATCGTTCCCGCTCCGGGCCCAGTGCTCGAGCAGGAGCCGCCAGGCGCCTACTGCGTCACGGTCACTGAGGCCGTACGAGATGAGCACCCGTCGGCAGACCGAACGCTGCGCGTCAAGGTCTGCCCTCGGGTCACGTTGCTTGATCCGGTTTGCTGTGTCAGATTGAACCTCCCACCCGCTCACGGCGGTAGCCGTTTGCTGGTTAGGTGGACTAGTTAATTGGACTAGTTCCGATCCCTGCGTCATCTTGACGCCGGTAGATGCGTCATCTTGATGCTTCTCCTGCGTCATCTTGATGCTTCGTGATGCATCAAGTTGAGGCATCTCCTCACCTGTCAAGTTGATCCGGTAGACAAGCGCCTTGCCTCGGCTACTCGTTGTGAGTACGCCACTTACACGTAGTTGATCCAGGGCGCGTTGGCAGGTCGAACGGCTAATGCCGCACTTCGCTGCAAGCACTGCCTGGCGAGGGTAAGCAATGCGTCCGTAGTCAAGAATGGCCAACAGCACCAATTTTTGGATGCCGTCAAGCGCTCCGCAACGCCACACTTCCGATGGTTGTGGGTTGGTCAAAACGGCACCTCCTCTTCCACCACAACCTGAACGTCTGTGATGATCACGCCGTCTTGCCAGGGCTTGAGTTGGAGAATGACCAACTTGCCAATCATGTTCTCGTCAACTGGATTGAACGACGTAAACCATTCCACTCCATTGGCTTCCACCCCTACTCGCCAGTACTCTTTGCCGCTCTTTGCCGTCTTAGGGTCAACTCCTGCGCAAATGCCCCGAACCTGTAGGCGGTCGCCTTTAGGCTCAGGCTTGCCCTGAGCGGGCTTCGACGCCTTGGATGGCGCCGCGAGTGCCTTTCGAGGCGCGGGCGCCTCCTGAGGCATCGTGCGCTCTTGCTCAGGCATCTCCTCAGCAATGCTCCCCTCGTAGTCGAGAGCGGCAAACGCCCACCCCATCACGCCTTTGAGGGCACGGCCAGTAGCGCGAGTCTGCGCCATCATCTGCCGAGCGAACTGTGGCCGCGTGTTCCACGGGCGCTCGTCATCGAAGACCGAGCCGATGCCCGAGCCCACGATGACGCCATTCAACAAGACCGTGCAGGTCGCTTCCCAGTAGCCGGCGACGCTTTCCGTCGGTTCGACGTGCCGGAGACTGGCAGTGCCTGAGGTGTAGCCGAGCGACGAGGCGATCGCCTGGGCGCCCTGCACGGTCAAGTAGTTGCGGCCTTGGATAACTTGCGTGTACTTGGCGCGGACGATGGGCCCGACAATGCGGCACACTTCCTCGTTGCGCTTGACGATCGCGCCCGGGTTGATCTCGTTGGTGGTGAGTTCGTTCACTGTTGAACCTCCACTCCAAAATACTGATCTAAGCGCGCTTCTAGTTGCACAAGCCGCTCTTTCAGTACCGCGTTACGTTTGGAATTAGTCTCCAATTCCACTTCGTAGGCTTGAATCATGTCGGCGGCTTCCCAAATGATGTCGTAAGCCTTTGAGCCCTCCGGTACCGGCATATTCTGCAATTCAGAGACAATATCTCTACGCCGTTTCAACTGCTCAGCACGAGCTTCTTCAGCCGTTGTAAAAATTCCACCCAATGAGTAATCAGGTTTTCTGTATGTCATCGCTTGCCCTCCGGCTTGCACGATTCGTGCGACGGATCAAGCAGCAGCAACATGAACACACCCACCGAGAACAGGCACGCGACAACGGTAAAGACTTCACCCATTGACGGCACCTCCCCGCGACGCTAGCTGGATCACCAAGAGCATCTCGACTTGGCGCCGAACC